GTAGTAGTGTCTGTTCCAACAATCTTGACCAAGCTGATACAGCCCAGGTCATATGTGTGTTCAACTAAATCTAATAGATAATCTTTCATACTAATCTCCTTGTATTGTGTATAGTATATAGGTTTTTTTACAGACCCACAACTATTTTGGCCAATGACTGACCGCCTCTTATGCTGGTTATTTCACCAGGTTTCTTCAACTCTATCCACTTGGCATCCAGCACACCATTGTGTTCAAAGTTGACCACATATCCATTCTTCTGTGCCAAGTTCCATATCTTGATGCCGGGCGTGTAGCACATGTAGTTCTTCTCGGCAAACGACACACAATGCCACAGGTCGCAGTTGTTGTAAGTGAACATCAGTATACCACCGGGCCGTAGTAGTTGGAACATTTCGGCCAAGTAGTCATCTATCACTGACAGTGGTTTGTAGTTGAAATAATTGTAAGCAAATATAATACCAAATTGTCCTACAGGAAAATTCCTAAATATAGGACGTTCAATATAATCGTTTATGGTGTACAAGCGCAATCGTCGTTGATATTCAGGAAGGTATTGTTCTGTGACCGGTCTAATCAACTCTAGATCATGATCCACTAGATACAACGGATCTAACGCCACCATGTCATTGATATAATCTTCTGTCCTAGGTCGGATGATCATGCCAGGTAATCGCCAGTCAGCATAACTCTTTAACCTAGATCGCATTATGATCTCACTTTCGGCGTCGATCAATAGTCCTCGATCCAGTATGTGAGCAACCGTATCTTGTGAGTATTCTTCTTGGTACACCTTCATGCTATGATCGTACATGACATGGTCCCGGGATTCAACCATGTGCTGCAACGATTCAGACACACCAACAAATGATCGTCTAAAGGACTCAACAGATTGTTGTATTGACCCCAGATCTCTTTCGATATTCTTGATGTCAGCCTCCATCCGGAGTTCGATGTTGTTGCTGGCATGATACACTAGATTCTCAAGATGCCGTACAGCATCAAACCCCACCGGATCTACCTTCAGGCCATCTATCTGATTTTTAAATTGTACTATCTGACTGAGGTTCATTCAAAAGAAAATAAGCTGGTAAATGTGTTTTCTGTGTTGGTGGCACTTGCAAGGTTCCAATTCAAAACACCTAGTAAGTTGTCAATCTTCTGATCAACCACTGTGGCTTCCATCTCGCCGTCGTCAAATGGCAAGTCTTTGAACCATTGCGGCAAATGCATCTCATCTGTAGGATATCCAATGCTGGTCCAACCTAGTGCATTGCTTTTGAGTTTGCACACGATGGTCTTCATGCCATCCACGATCTGCATTGAGTAGTTGTCCGAGTTCATCCTGCGCAGATTGTTCCAGTTCATTGCTGCTCGCACATGTCCAGGCATGTTGGCTTTGCCCAGTCGTTCTTCCTCCTTGCCGTACTTGGTCAAGTTGTTCACACGCTTGGGAGAACCTTTCTCCCAACCCGGGCGTTCCATGAATTCATATTTGAATTTACGCACACGTTCAATGATTGCATCACGATCTGCTCCTGCCAGCACCTCTGTCAAGATAGTGCTGAGAAAGTCCTGGATTACCTTGGGAGTATCTGACCTTTTGAGATCAAGTCCTGTGGCTTTGATCTTGCCGGCCTTGCCATTCACATCCAGTCGCTTGCCTTCTAGATCAATGATATTCACAGCATAGCGTTTCTTTGTGATAAACAACGTGCGATCTGCTACCATCTCTCTACCGGCTTTGATCAACTCGCCCATGTCTCTGGGGCAGTGGAACGCTTGCTCCATAAAGCCAGGAAAACTTTCATTCACCTGCTCTGCCACGCCATCATACAATGCAATAGCAGTTTCTTTGCTCCATTCCATGCGGCCTTCTTTTACTTCCTTCTCCAACACAGACCATGCGCTAAAATAACAACTATCTGTATCACCATAAATGATGGCTTTGCCCACATGATCGTATTCGCCAGTGATGCATTCATTGATGTATGCATCCATATGCTTGGCAATACTGCGGCCTGTTAATGTGGTCGATTGCCCGATACGTTTGTCAAAGAATCTGCAACCGGCGTTAAGAATAGCACCATACAAACTATTCAAGTTGATCTTTTTAACTAACTGCCGCTTGTCCCAAAACGCAATTTCTTTGGCGTCGGTTGCTTGCTTTTTCTTGGCCTGCATGTCCTTGCGCTCGCTGTACCAACGCTCCAGCAAGCCGGGTATGATACCTTTTTTCTCATAAGTCAAGATAGTACCATTGGCAGTGAGTATCCAAGGACGATTGCTGTCAAATATCATGTGCCATATCTCAGCACCGCTATGCACGGTTTCGCCACCGGATTCCCATTCAATTGTGATCTCTGTACCGGGTTGTTGTTCCATCACTGCTGTGTATTCCAAGCTGGCAAACAATCCTTCCCAAGCAGCAGCAAAGCTATCTCCTTTGGCCATACGTTCCTTGATCAGTCGATCGGTCATGTATTGTTTCAATTGTCCGACAACGGTTTCCGGTCCCATGTTCATGGCACGGATCGCACTGGGATACAGACTATTGATGTCTACTGATGCTACCCACTCATGTATGCCTTTCTTGGGATAGGCCACATAAGCGCCGGCTGCTTGAGTATCTTCATCTGTGAGACGATGCTTGCGATTGGGTACTACCATGCCACGTTCATGTGCTTCATTGATAATAGCTTGTTCGGTCACTGCTACTGCACCCATAGTAGTTTGTAGCAACACGGTGTTGGCATGTGCCAGTTCGCTGGCCAGTTCCAAGAAACGCAATTTTTTGTCAAGTTTGTTAACTAACAACGTGTCTTGACGATTGTATTCAATGAACTTTTTGAAGTGTTGATTATAAAGTTGATCCAGTGTGCCTTCGAACTGAGTTTTACGTTCGCCTAGTTCGTGTTCACCAATAGCATCCAAGCTGTAGCTGTGTCTTTCTTCGTATGTGTACTTGCGATACAGTTGCATATAGTCCATATGCACACGACCAATCAAGTCATATGTTTCGTGATCCGCACCAAATCGTTCAAACACACGTGGTTTAGGAAACTGGCCCCATAGGCAGAATTTGCGCGTGTCATCTTTGCTGAGCACACGAGTACAACGATTGATGGTGTAAGGTATATCATACCCTTCCGAGTTCCACCCTGTGAGTACATCTGCATCGTCTATCACATCCAAGAAGGCTTTGATCATATCACCTTCGTTGTCGAACAATATAGTATTCTCAAAGTCTGCAACCAGTTCGTGTGCAGTCTCCCAGCTGAGACTTTTGGGAGGGACTGCCAAGGTGACGATCTGATCCAGCCAGTCTAGATACACAGATATAGCAGTGATAGGATTGAATGGATCTTCTACAGGAGAGAATCCGCGATCCTTATCAAATGCAACTTCAATGTCGAAAAATGCTGTGTGCAGTTCCGGAGCATCTTGATCTTTGTAGTTCTCTTCGAGACATCTAAAGATAGGATTGATATCGCTTTCGTACAGTTGTTTGCCGGATTGTATGCGTACTTCTTTGCGGAATTCTTTGTTGTTCCTGGTACTGAATCTAGCCACGGGTGTGCTGTAGATTGATTGGAACTTGCCACGTGGGTCGTCGTAGTAGAAAATATAGTTGGCAGGTTATTCCTTAAACTGCCTCACGCCGTTGCGACGTTCAACCACATGTATGCGATCGTGCTCACGATCAAATAACGCATCGATATAACTCATTGTTCTCCGTTTATGGCCGGTGGGCCGTGATTCATGCTCGTATCGTGAGCGACTCGTTGCAAAGCAATATTTATAGAGTTTTGCCAACGGTTTCCAAAATAGTTTCCAGCAACTCGTGGTCTTGCTTGGCTTTGCCAAACTCGGCTTTGTGTGCTATCTTGATAGCTTTTTTCAGCACAGCAGGTTTGATTTCCAGTTCTTCGGCCACAGCCTTGATGGTGTCGTTGAGTCCGCCTTGCAGGGTATCGATCTCGTGCATGACCTGCATGCCTTCGTTGATGATTTGGGTGAGTTTGATCTTTTGATCGCCGTTGAAAGATTTGTCTGACATAGTGTCTCCTAGTAAAACGCAAGTATAATTGATATTACCAGAAAAGTCAATAGAAATGTGCTCACTTTGGGAATTACTAGGTAGCGAATCGTTCATTCCCAGGCAGCAGCCGCCTCACACTTTCGGTAACAAAGTACCGGTCCTAAGGTGTGTTTGTTATGCCAGCAGGCGTTTTCCGGTGATTTCAATCACTCGTTCAACCAGATGATTGCGTTGGGCAAATGATACCGAATCAGTCAGTCCGTGGCGTGTGTATTGTCGATCAATGTAGTCCTTGATACGGCGCACATCATCACGTGTGGTAGCAGTTTCCAGCATGACCTTCACAGTCTGGATGGTTTCGGATACTGCGCTTTCTTTGGTCTTTTTCTTTGCTGGCGGTGGGTCGGCCATCTTGGTATCTGCCCACTTACGCAAATCGCCCGCAGTCATATCCGCAGGAAATTTATTCTTTATGAAAAAATCGTGTGGAACAGATTCGCCGTGCTCTAGCTTCTGATCAGGATATAGAGTCTTCAATGGTGTTTTTGCAGGCAAATTGAGTATTCCGACTGCGTTTTCTGCACCAGCAAAATGTGATAGATATTTGTTTCCATCAGTTGCTGGAATTTTGTTACGAGACAGCACGTCAGTATAATATGCATCGCCTGCTTTCATAGTTGCATCTTGCACCTTGGGATCTTTTTTATAGTCCTTAAAAGTTTTGCCGTACAACGGATCTCCGGGTTTGGCCAAGGCAACCAGCCCTTTAAATGTGTCTGGCATGAATTGATATCTGCCATACGCGCTACTGCCCATTATATTTTTTTGTGTGTAAGGGGACTTGGATCCGGGGGTCTCGGCCCTAGTAGCAATTTTATCACCAATCCAATCGACTGCTTTCTCGGCGCTTTTTTCTACTTTATCTACAATCCGGCCTGTTTTTTCTGCCGCAGCAGGAATACCAGTAGGGGTAGCTGTCGGTGGCGGCTCCTTGCCAGTAGGTCTAGGAGTGGGCACATACGGTGGTTTTGGACGCTCTGGATTTGCTCCAGCTGGCATGAAAGGTTGAGGGCTAGGAGTGCGCGGTGGCAAGTGCGGCTTGACTTTGGATTTGACAACGATCTCTTCTCCAGGATCCATTGAATCAGCAGGAGCGACCATTTCAGGCGGCGCCTTAACTATGGGTACAGGTACCGCCACAGGGGCTGCGTTAACTGCTGGCGCACGTTTTTTCAATGATGGAAATGCATTGGGAATCGCCCGGGATGGAAGTTCTCCGGCCATCAACCCTGCCCCGGCTTTTTTTAGTTTGTCCATCCAGGTCGGCGCTGCCGCTTGGGGGTCAATTGGTAGCACAGGCGCTTTTAATGTTGGTATCTTTCTAGCTATCTTGGACAAGGTATCACCGGGCTGTATTTCATAAGGTGTGCCATCCGGAAGATCTATCATGGTCTTGGGCTCGATCAGATTCATGTTGGGCCCAATGATATCCTTGTTGTTTCTGTAGATCTGTTTGACTAGATCCATGTCCACAGGTTGATCATCTTCTTCTAAGGCAGGTGCGGCCGGAGCTCTGGGTGCTTTGGGTGCTGCTAGTGCAGGTGATCCGGGTGCCCGTGGCGCTTCATTCACTGCCGCGGTAGCGCGATCGTATGTGGCTGCCTTGTCGGCGTTGCCCATGGAATACAAATCTCTGCTGGACATACCTGCTTGACCCGATGCTGGAGTATATGCCTTGGATGTGATACCACCGGCTTGCCCGGTTGCAAATTTACCCACGCCAAAATCAACTTCGGCATCTCTAGAAACAACCTTGCCTTTGGCATCAGTTGTCTGCTTGGCACTGAGCGGACCCATGCTGTAGCTCTGTGTGACATCCTCGGCAATAGATTTTTTGCGTGGCTCAAAGAAATTGTCTAGGATCATTTTATTTTTCTTCCAAGTAGTCTTGATTCTGATTGGCCTGGCGACGATTCTGGAATAGCTTGACTGCTATGTCGGCATGATCAATCTTGGGGAATCGTGTGGGCAACACCTGCTCACCGTTGCGAATCTCGTATCCTGTTTGATCGTCGCCCCAGCACTCTAAACATGTGCCATTTTCCATGGTATAGGTCTTGACTGGTGCATGGTCCCAGGGTTGTTTGGTGTTGGCTGTTGGTCTTTGATTGGCCGGAGGAATTGGTGGTTCCAGGACCGATCGTCCATAGGTATCTCTGAGTTTTTCGTCGCTGGGAAAAAACTCACCGGTTTTGTATTTGTCTCTGGCTGCTTGTACGCCCATGGCTCCCCAGGCCAGGGGCGAAGTGATTGGATCTACGGAAAGGCCGGCACCAGCAAGCGATATGGCCGACCCAACCTTATCACCTAAATTTGCTCTGTTGAATGCATCAGCCCCTTGATACACTGCGCCAGCCACTGGCATGGCTCGTTGTACTATGGGGTTTGACAATAACTTATAGCCCAATGCACCGCTGGCAGCTCCGGCAGCAAACTCACCCGGGGTCTGTGGCAATGGGCTATCATCGCCCTCTTCTACTTCATCTTCTTCCACTTCACCACGCTCTATGGCATCTCTGGCTTTGTTTTTTAGCTCCGAGCTCACATGGCCTTTTTTCTCCAAGTGGTCAAGATATTGTGTGAGATCTTTTTTGACCCGGCTGACCATGTCTTCTTCAATTTCGGCTATGGCTTCCTCCAGCGCATTGCCACGTGATTGCACACTATCGCCTACCATGTATCCATCCATGGGATGCGCAGGATCTGTCCGGCTGCCCAGCGCACGAATATGCTTGGGCTTGAACAATGCTGGTAGTTGCGGAACTTTTTGTTGTGCAGGGGTTAGTTTGCCCTCCACAGCCGCTAGACGTTCCAGTATGTGTTTTATGTCATTGCTCATGCGCGATTGTCTTTCAAGAAACTCCTCAACATCCACGCATGTTTCTGATGTGCATCAATGCGCTCTGCGATAAAATTAGCGATGCCTTGCTGATTTTCTTCAGTGGCAACGGCAAAATTTTCATTAAGTAGTTCCAACAGCTGGCCGTTGTTGGCCAACAATTCTTCAATCATGAGTCTTGCTCGTGGTATCTTGGTTTGTCCGGTGATGATGCTGAGTTCAGCAAATCTTTCAAAACTGCCCGGGCTGTAATCACCTAGTGCTCGTATGTATTCGGCTGTTTTGTCTATGCTACCGTCGTAGACTTCTTCGTACAGATTGCCGAAAAATTCATGCAGTTGCGCGAAATCAGGGCCTTCAACATTCCAATGGAATAGCTGTGCCTTGATACTGAATGCGTATTCAGTTGCTAGGAGAATTTTTAAACTGTCTGCGAGCACTTATAGTCCTTTTGTATTCTTTCGGAGTATTAGGGGTAGGGTCCGAGTCCGTGGAGTATTTACCAGAAAGCAACGAACCGCCGGATCTTGTTTGCACACCCACAGCCATGCTTACTGGTGCTATGCTGCCGCTGGATGTGCCGCCCGAGCTGGCACCGTCTTCCATTATTTCTCTTGCTCTCATTGGGCTTCTCCAAATATTGGGCCACTCACATACTGCCCGCTCTGATTCAACATGCCATCGCGTAGATGGTCAATGATGTCATCGGTTATATCTCTGCGTCGGAAATGCGACAAAAAGAGATGCGTCTCAACTGGCGCATCGCCCTGTTGATCCAGTATGGCGTACATCCTGTGCCGGCCGTCATGATCACGCAC